GGGTGGATATGTTTATGAGAACTCTACAGTTGAAACCGAATCATTCGGTGGTGGAGCATCTAAGAGTGGTAAACCAGCTGTAGCTGCGGACCCACAAGCAAATGACGAACCAGACGGAGACTTACCGTTCTAATTTATAACAAGGGTGGGATTCCCCACCCTTTAATTTTTATCACATGACGTTTAAAGAAGAAATTGACTTACAAGTAAGAGATAATAAGATGTTATCTTATGAGATTTTAAGTCAACTAAAAGACAAAGGTTACTTCTCAGGTAGAAGTAAACAAATCGGTGACACTGTTTTGTTTGGGATGTTAAAAGAAGAAACTGGTGACGGACAACTTAATCTTAGATTAATTACTTTCCACGAAGAAGAAATCGGAACTCTTTATGAGGAAGATAATACTTTCTATAATCGAAATAAAACAAACAAATTACCAAACCTTAAAAGAATAGAAAATGGCAATTAAGAAAAACGACTTTAAATCCATTAAAGAAAAATTCTCAACATCAGCAAAATATAAACCTCAAAGATTTTTTGACTTAGGTCCTGATTTTTTGGATGCGGTTGGTTTACCAGGTCCTGCTATTGGGCACTTGAATATGTTACTTGGTCACTCAGATACAGGTAAGACAACTGCACTTGTAAAGACTGCGGTTGATGCTCAAAAGAAAGGTATCCTTCCTGTGTTTATTATCACAGAACAAAAATGGTCATTCGAACACGCCAAATTGATGGGATTTGATTGTGAGGAAGTAGTTGATGAAGAAACGGGTGAGTTAGATTGGGATGGTTTCTACATCTTCAACAATAACTTCAACTACATCGAACAAATCACCGACTACATCAACAACTTGTTAGATGAACAAGAGAAAGGTAATTTAGATTATAGTTTATTATTTTTATGGGATTCAGTTGGTTCTGTTCCTTGTAAAATGACCTTTGAAGGTAAGGGAGGTAAACAACATAATGCAAGTACTTTAGCCGACAAGATTGGTATGGGTATTAACCAAAGAATTTCAGGGTCACGTAAGTCGGATTCTAAATACGAAAACACGTTGGTGATTGTTAATCAACCATGGGTTGAACTACCTGACAATCCATTTGGACAACCAAAGATTAAAGCTAAAGGTGGAGAGGCCATTTGGTTGAACTCATCATTGGTATTTTTATTCGGAAACCAAAAAGGTGCTGGTACAACTAAAATTACTGCAACAAAAGATAAGAGAACTATTAAGTTCGCATCAAGAACAAAAGTTTCTGTAATGAAGAACCACATCAATGGATTGGGTTACGACGATGGAAAGATTATTGTTACACCACACGGATTCATTGCAGGTAAAGAAGCTAGTGAAGAAAAAATTTCATTGGAAAAATACAAAAAAGAATACGCGGACTATTGGAAGGACATCATCGGAACTGATGGTGATTTCGACCTGAAAGAAGAAAAAGAAGATTAGTATTATTGTTTCACCCTTTAAATCACAACAGTGATTAAGACACTATTAGTTGACGGGTCCAATTTAATGAAAATTGGATTTCACGGAGTAAAAGACCTCTATAGTGACGGAAGTCACTTAGGGGCAATTTACCACTTTATTAATACCATTAGAAAATTCCTCGAGGAGCATAACTACGATAAGGTAGTTGTTTTTTGGGATACTGAGAATAGTTCGTCCGCTCGGAAAGAACTCTATCCTGATTATAAAGGAAATCGAAAAAATGATATGAATGAATTTAAATATGAATCATATCTAACTCAAAATTCCCGAATTAAAGAATATCTTGAGGAAGTCTTTGTAAGACAAGTCGAGATGAACAATAATGAAGCGGATGACCTCATTGCTTATTATTGTCAGGTAGCAACTAATGAAGAGATTACTATTTTTTCTTCAGATAAAGACCTCACACAACTTATTACCGATAAGGTGTCCATTTACTCGCCAAACCTTAAAGAGTACTTTAAACAAGGGGATATGATAACCATTAACAAAGTTAAGATACCTCACTATAATGTTTCAACCTGTAAGATTTTTGCGGGTGATACTTCAGACAACATTAAAGGTATTGAAGGATTAGGTGAAAAAACTTTAGTTAAATTATTCCCCGATATGCAGGTTAAACCATGCACTATCGATGAAATACGGGTTAATGCTGGAAATTTACTACAAACAAAGAAATCAAAAGTTTTAGAAAATATTTTGACAGGTCGAAGTAAAAATGGTATCTTTGGTGAAGAGTTTTACACTACAAACAAAAAAATTGTCGATTTAACTAATCCACTAATCACAGATGATGCTAAAGAATTGGTTAAACAAATTATTACCGACACAATTGACCCTACAGATAGAGGATATAAAAACCTAATGAGAATGATGATGGCGGACGGTCTTTTTAAATACCTACCTAAGAATGATGAGGCTTGGGTAGATTTCCTCAAACCATTTATGAAATTAACAAGAAAAGAAAAACGTAACACAAACAAAAATTAAAATCGCATGAAAGAGCAAGACAGTACAAAAATGGAATTCCTTTTAACATTGAATGACAACATTGTAGTTCAAAGATTCTTTAACGTTAGAGGGTATAACCCTAAAGCGAAAAACTCGGTGGAGTTGTATAACTTCATTTTAAGTTTAAGAGATGAATTGATTTACACGTTAAAAATGAAGGCCGTAATTTACATGATGGATAACAAAGATGCTATTGAGCATGACCCATCAATTATGAATACATCTTACACAGATGGACCTGAAGTTTTTAACATTTATGTTAAAGTTGGTGAACAGACAATTTGTCATAGAGTTTTTGATGGAAAACTTTTTCCACCAAAAGTTCGTTATACCGTTGACGCAAGACCACTTTTAAAAGAGGTTCTTCGTGACCTAACTGACATTTTTTCAAATCACAAATTAACTTACGAATATTTGGAATTTGACCTAAGTAAGTAACTATTTAATAATACAAGGGACAATTTTAAATTAAAATATGAACAAAAATTTCGATTATTTAGGTAATACATTTCAAATCCAACTACTAAATCAAATAGTGGTTGACAAGGACTTTTCATCGTCAATTATGGACGTGATTGAGTCGTCGTACTTTGACAACAAGTACTTCAAAATCATCTTACAGATGATAAAAGAATACTACGTAAAGTACGAATCAACACCTAATTTCGAAACTCTTGACCAAATTGTTAAATCAGAAATTACACAAGAAATCGTAGCAAAAGTGGTCTTGGATACCTTAAAACAGGTAAAAGACGCTCCTTTTGAAGGTACCGTATTCGTTCAGGAAAAGGCTTTAAAGTTCTGTAAACAACAAGAACTTCAAAAGGCGATGGACAAAGCTCAGAAAATCATTACAGAAGGTGATTTCGAGTCTTACGATAAGGTTGAAGGATTGGTGAGAAACGCATTACAAGTCGGTGAAATCGACAAAGGACAGACGGACATCTTTGCTAATTTGGATACCGTATTAGACGAGGATTATCGTCACCCAATTCCAATGGGAATCCCTGGAATTGATAGACTACTTAAGGGTGGTTTGGCCAAAGGTGAGATTGGTGTTATCTTGGCCCCAACAGGGGTTGGTAAGACAACTATCTTAACCAAAATTGCGAACACAGCATTCAACTTGGGGTACAATGTTCTTCAAGTATTTTTCGAGGATAACCCAAAAATTATTCAAAGAAAGCACTTCACACTTTGGACAGGTATTGAACCTGATAACCTAGTGAAAAACAAAGATGAGGTGATGTCAAAGATTACTGAAATTCAAGAGACCATGCAAAACAAGTTGGTTCTTAAGAAATTAGCGTCTGACACTATGACTATGAATCAAATCAAAAATCAGGTAAGAAAAATAATTGCTGATGGTAATAAAATTGATTTGATTATGTTAGATTATATCGACTGTATTCTACCTGAATCTACAAGTAAAGATGAGTGGAAAGCTGAGGGTTCTGTAATGAGAGGGTTCGAAGCTATGTGTCATGAGTTAGACTTAGTTGGATGGACCGCCACACAGGGTAATAGGTCTTCTATTTCAGCTGAAGTTGTAACTACCGACCAAATGGGTGGTTCGATTAAAAAGGCTCAGGTTGGTCACGTAATCATCTCTGTGGCTAAGACACTTCAACAGAAAGAAATGAACCTTGCAACTATCGCCATCACTAAATCACGTTTAGGTAAAGATGGTGTAGTTTTCGAGAACTGTAAATTTAACAACGAGTTACTTGAAATAGATACCGAGAGTTCGGTAACATTCTTAGGTTTCGAAGAACAACAAGAGGAGAGAAAGAGAGATAGGGTTAAAGAGTTGATGGAGAAACGAAAACAAAAAGAAGAACAAAAACAACAATCTTAATACAAAAAAATAAAAAAATAATTATGGAAAAAATTTTAGTAGAGAATCCTAATAGATTCGTCATCTTCCCAATTCAGTATGATGACATTTGGGAATATTATAAACAACATCAAGCAGCGTTTTGGACAGCAGAAGAGGTTGATTTAAGTAATGACATCAGAGATTGGAATAATCTTACTGAAAACGAACAATACTTCGTTAAGAACATCTTATCGTTCTTTGCGGCTTCAGATGGTATTGTTAACGAAAATCTTGCTGAAAATTTCTTAAAAGAAGTACAATATCCTGAAGCGAAATTCTTCTACGGGTTCCAACTGATGATGGAGAACATACATAGTTTAATGTATTCTCTATTAATCGACACATATATCTCAGACGAGAAAGAAAAACAATTATGTTTCACAGCGTTAGATAACTTACCTGCGGTTCAAAAGAAAGCGAAATGGGCTCTTGATTGGATTGAAAACGCATCTTTTCAAGAAAGATTAGTTGCGTTTGCTGCGGTTGAAGGTATATTCTTTTCAGGTTCATTCTGTTCAATCTTTTGGTTGAAGTCAAGAGGAATTATGCAAGGGTTATGTAATGCTAATTCTTTAATCTTTAAAGATGAAAATCTACACTGTGATTTTGCTATTCACATAGTTAATAATCACTTAGAGAACAAACCATCAGAAAAGAGAATTAAAGAAATTTTACTATCTGCACTTGAAATTGAAAAAGAGTTTATCACAGAATCGTTACCTGTTTCACTTATTGGAATGAATTCAAACTTAATGAAACAATATCTTGAATTCGTAACTGATGGATTATTAGTTAAATTTGGTTGTAAAAAAGAGTTTAACGTGGAACAACCATTTAAGTTTATGGAACAAATCGCTGTTGAAACAAAGGGTAATTTCTTTGAGTCAAGAACGATGGAATACCAAAAAGCAAAACTAAACGAAACATTATCTTTTGATTCTGATTTCTAATTTATTATTATTAAAAATATGATGTCACTAAAAATTAAAAAAAGGGGCGGTGAAGATGCGTCCTTTAATCCACAAAAAATCTATAGCAGAATTAAAAGAGCAGCAAAAGGATTAACTGTGAATTCTGATGAAATCTTCATTAAAGTTATTACTTCTGTACCTACGGAAGGTGTAATTACAACTAAAGAGTTAGATAAACTTGTATATGAAATCGCGGCTGCCTACACAGGTAGTCATCACGATTATTCAAGACTTGCATCGTCAGTTGCAATTTCTTCATATCATAAAGAAACCGACCCAAGTTTTTCAAACACAATGCATACGTTACATGTTGACGGTATTGTACATGACGAACTAATGTCAATTATTGAAAAATATGGTCCGAGTAAAATTGATGAGGTTATTAATCATGAAAATGATTATAACTTTGATTATTTTGCTTGGAGGTCATTACAGGAAATGTACTTGTTAAAAACACCTGAAGGTAAAGTTATTGAAAGACCTCAACACATGTATATGAGAGTTGCTCTATGGGTAACTAACACGTATGAAGAGGCTGTAGAATATTACAATTCATTATCAAACCAACGCATATCAAAGGCAACACCTATTATGATTAATGCGGGTACAAGAGTACCCCAATTAGCATCTTGTGTGTTACATTACAACAACTCCGACTCAAGAGAAGGGTTATTAAAAACTTTGAATGACATTTCAACCTATTCGTCGGACGCCGCAGGTATCGGACTATCAATGTCTAACATTCGTAGTAAAGAAAGTAGAATTAAATCATCAGGTGGTTTTGCCGGTGGATTGTTAAAATACTTAAAAATTGTTAACGAGTCATTAAGATTCTTTAATCAACAAGGTAGAAGACCTGGCAGTGCAGCTATCTACTTAGAACCATGGCATAGAGATATTATGGACCTATTGGAGATTAAAAAGAACACAGGTGCTGAAGAATTAAGAGCGAGAGATTTATTCACAGCGTTATGGATTCCTGATAACTTCATGAGAGCAGTTAAGAACAATGAAGATTGGTACTTATTCTGTCCTAATGAAATTATTAAGTCGGGTATTAAACCATTACAAGAATGTTTTGGTGACGAGTATGAAGAGAACTATCAAAAGGCAGTTGATTTAGGTATTGGTAGAAAAGTTAAAGCTCAAGACATTTGGTCTAAAATTATTGAGTCACAAGTTGAAACAGGTGTTCCTTATCTATGTGCTAAAGATAGTGCGAATAAAAAGACTAACCACCAAAACATCGGTGTAATTAAACAATCAAACTTATGTAATGAGATTTATCAATACACAGACGAGGAAACTACTGCAATCTGTACATTATCTTCTATTGTATTGAAAAACTTTATTGTTGATGGTAAATTTGATTACAAATTATTAATTGAAGAAGTTAGAAGAGCGGTTAGAGCGTTGAACAACGTTATTGATAAGAACAACTATTCAACTGAAAAAGGTTTGAAGGGTGGACTTGAACAAAGAGCAATTGCGATTGGTACTCAAGGGTTAGCAGATGTATTCTATTTAATGGATTACATTTTCACATCTGAAGAGGCAAAAATTTTAAACAAAAATATATTCGAAGCTATCTACTTCGCGGCTATCACTGAAAGTAACGACTTGTGTAAAAAAGGTATTAGAAAACCGTATAAATTCTTTGAAGGGTCACCAATGTCTAAAGGTATTTTCCAATTTGATATGTGGAGATTAAATGAATCTGAATTATTTTTGGATTGGGTAACTTTAAAAAATGACGTAAAAGAATATGGAGTTTGTAACTCACTATTCACGGCTCAGATGCCAGTTGCGTCTTCAGCTAAGATTACAGGTTCATTTGAAATGACAGAACCCGCTCACTCAGCGTTATTTAACAGAAGAGTTGTTGGTGGTGAAATCATGATTGTTAACAAATACTTAATTAATGATTTTGAAAAAATAGGGGTATGGTGTGAAGATTTGAAAAATGAAATCATTGTGAACGAAGGTTCAATTCAAAACATTAACTTTAATCAATACCTTGACCCTGAAGATAGAAATTACAATAAGAAGGTTAAGAGAATTGAACACTTGATTCCAAAATACAAAACGATTTGGGAAATTTCACAAAGAGAATTGATTGATATGGCGGCGGACAGAGCTCCGTTTATAGACCAATCACAATCTATGAACATCTATATGAGTAATCCTACGTTGTCTAAAATCACATCATCACATTTTCACTCGTGGGAAAAAGGTTTAAAGACATTATGTTACTATGTTAGAACAAAGGCGATTTCAACAGGAGCAAAACACTTAGCGGTTGATTTATCTAAAGTACAGAAACCAAAACAAACGGTGGAAACTCCGAAGATAGATTACACCAATATGAATTTACCACCAAAACCTGAGGGTATTGAAATCGAGTGTTTCGGTTGTTCATCTTAATAAAATAAATAATCCCGACCAACATCGGGATTATTTATTTTGTGCTATTTATAAGGAAAAACGAGGGTATTATATTTATAGTTATGGCAGATGGAACTACATATGGTATTAATTTTCCTTTTAGAGATTCTAAAAGAGGGGATTACTTACAATTAACAG